TTTTTCTGTATATAATATCATATCTTTTTCCAAATTCTGTAAATCTTTCCATCGCCAAATACACTTTCTACTTCTTCATAATATCCTTTTACTTCTTCAGGATTGTACCACTCAACTATTAAGTGTATTCTTGATTCATTGCCATTACTAACTGAGTGTGTTACTGTATTGTCTACTTCGTATATCTTTCCTATTTCTAAATGTTGTTGTTTATCTCCAACTGTAAATATACACCCTTTGTTTGTTGTAATTGGTATATGTACATCATGATTATGTACTACGGATATACCCCCATCTATATGGGGTACAAGTTCCCCTCCTGCTCTAAGTCTAGCAAATAATACACTGATTGGTTTTCCATAACCATAATGTAAAAATAGTTTTGTATATAGGTCATGAAACCACTCTCTATCATAATACTTATCATAGAACTCAGTTTTTGGTGCTTCTTGATGTGGTTTACCTTTTGCATATTCCCACATTAATGGAATAGTATCACAATCTCTAAAAATTGTTAATTCAGTTTTTCTTTGTGTTCCAATAGGATTATCCCAATCTTTTTCTTCAAATTGAATTGGATAAGGTGGCATAGTACCTATTTCTAAAATGCTTTCCATCTTTCAAAATCCTTTTTGTAATAATCATAAATCAATTCCTTTACTACTGACCTGTTATATGGGGCAATCTGAGTAATTGATTTATGATGATTATTTTTTATTGTTCCTGTTCGTTTCCATATGGTATGGTCTTCCATTCTATGAACTTCTACTTCTGGCTCTCTGTAGTAGACCCATGCTGGTAAATACATTACATGATAACTTCCCATTCTAATATGTGCTTTCTCAAAGTAATCTAAGTTTTGAACTGTTCCCCAGTATGCTCCATTTTTTATTGAAGACATTGCCTTTTTAGTCCAAGTTATTATATCCCAATCTATTACAAAATTATTATCGACAGCATGTTTATAAAGACTTTCCCATCTATCTAAAGGATTTCTTATAACTGTAAAATATTTATAATCAGGATATTGAATAGCTATTTGGTCATAGGTTGCGTGTATATTGTTAAAAGTATGACCTCTAGCATACTCTTTCTTTCCTTCACGAATATAATCTCCAGCAAGTCCATGTTGCCAGTTTCTATGTAAAAGTGTAAATGTATTATCTTTCTTGTAGAACTGGTCTATATAGCTTCTAGTAATAGATAGTCCTCCACATTTTGGAATATGTATGTATACTTCTTTCTTAGGATGAATTATCATAGGTCGTATGTATCTTCTCCTGTCATCATTGTTTCTTTTAGTTCTGTTTTTTGGTCTGGGTCTAAGGCTGTGTGAGGCCCGATCTTTAGTGTCTCCCAGTTCATTTCTGAGGTAAAGTTTTCTGCTGCTCCATTCCTCATCTTATCACACTTAAACTTAATACAAGGCTCTTCGTCTCCCCAATGCTGTATACTGTAAGCAGCATCTACAGCATCCAAGATTCCTTTTGAGAATCTTGCCTCTCCTTTCTCATTAGTCTGGAAAGCGGAGAGAACTAGAACTTTGCTCTCTTGTGCGAGAGATTTGAGACCTTTTGAGATCTCGATTTGCTCGGTCCAATCATATTGTCCTGAACGGTTTGGTGCGTTATGGCGTTTCACTTGGTTTAGATAGTCAACTATTACCACACCCAAGTTTGGTAACTGGGCTTGTTTTTGTCTTACTACGCTTATTATTTTAGCTAAAGTAAGAGATGGATCATAATGTATATCTATTTGAGGTATGTTAGCTAACCTGTTCCTACTAAGTTGATAGTGGAACTTGTCAAAATTTTGGTGGTCTTGCCACTCTTTATAACATTCCTCTCCGCCATTGAATCTAGCAGCCCACCATTGAGCAACTTTATCCCACTCCATAGGAGAGAGATTCTTTGCTTTGATACGCTTACTAGGGACACCAGTTTGAATACCACAGATTCTCTGCAGCATTTGTCTAGTATCCATTTCAATAGTAAAGTATAGAGCTGACTTGCCTCTTTCTTGGGCTGCAGCAGCTACATTACAACAGGTAAATGACTTACCTCCACCACGCTGTCCACCGATAACGACCAAGTCTTTGGGAGAGAATTGGTAGTCCAGGTCGTATTCTTGATTGAGACCGAGCGGTAAAAACTTGGCTAAGTCCTCATCACTATCGAAAAGCTCAACAGTTTCCATGTCATCAGCTTCATCGTTTGTGTCTACGGAATCTTCCACTTGTACAACTATTTCTTGTAATAAATCTATGTTCTCTCTTGCGTCAGAGATGGCAACTTGTGTATCTACATAGTGTTCGATTTTCGATAGTATCTCGGATTGAGTAAATTGATTCTTCAGATAGTCTAATAGAACTATAGACTCGACATCTGTTTCGACACTTTCGATTGCATATATCTTTTCTTGTAAATCACGCGAACGAATTTCTAGCTTTAAATCTTCAAAGCTAGGTAAATTGTTATACTTGTGAACATGCTTATCTACTACTTTCCACAGCTTTCGGTACTCACCTTCTGGGAAGTAGTGTTCTTTCAGACCATTCCAAGTCTCAAAGTCGCCATTCGCAATGATTTGCTTAAGTAATGCACTCTCTAGTGTCAAATTGTCTCTCCCAAAACAAAATTAAAGTTGAAAAAAAGGCGAGGCAACTACAGAAGTTGACTCGCCCGAATAAAAAAGGTTGATTAACCTATTTCTTTTTTAGCAGCACCGTTGTAGTCTGCGCACTGAAGTCCTCTTCTTGTAAGCATGGTTTTGACACCTCTTACAGTTTTGCCGATTTGATCAGCAATTTCTTCAACAGTCATGCCGTCAATGTCGACACCTGCTAAAGGATCAGCTTTGCTTGAACCTTTGGTTTCTTTCTGCTTAGGAATAGCATTGATTTCACCTGCTCTAAGAAGTGATAATGCTTTACCTCTGATTGAGTTAACGCTTCTGCCCATAGCTTCTGCAATATCCTCAATAAAAGCACCGTCGTTTACTAATGAAACAAACTGGCTTTCTTCTTCCTCATTGTAAGACTTAACAGTCTCAACTTTAGGAGCTGGTTTAACATGCTCTGTAAGTTGCATGGAAAGGATTTTACCTTGAATTGACTTAGCTGAAAAAGCTCCGCCTTCAAAGTTTTCTGCAATTTCTGCATAAGTGTAAGAACCTGAATTATCTTGCACGAATGTGCTAAGAGTTGCTTCTTGCTCGTCTGAGAAAGACTTGCTTTGTGAAGCTGAGGCTAATTCAACCTCGAAACCCATTTTTCTAAGTTTTGAAGAAACACTTCTTACAGATGTTTCTAACTCATCAGCTGCGTTAGCAACTGTGTCTTGTGAGATTGGGGACTCACTTCCAACGAAATCAACTAATTGTTGTGTTCTTTCGTCTGTCCATTTAGGTAATGCCATTTTCTTTTTCCTCTATCAAATGTTTAATATTACTAATTATTATAACACCTCGGTCACGAGCTGTTTGTGTTTTTGCTGACTCAATTCCAGACTCATTTATTAGATGAGTACAGTCTTTTGTCAATGAACTTTTTACCTCGAATCCATACTGATTCAATACTTTTGTGGCGTGTGCCTTAGTTGAATACGACTTTAACTTACCTGTGATACAAACAACTCCTATGACCTCTTTTTTCTTAATTATTTTATTATTCCAGTTGAAAGGAAGTGTTGTCTTGTATTGATTAGGATAATATTCTGTTTCTAACCACTGAATCAAGTTAGCCGATGCTTTTGGTCCGATACCTGCCTCAGTACAACTTTTCTCGCTAATATCTTCGATGTGTGATATTCTATCGCATAATTTTTGAGAAGCCGACCGACCAATAAGTGGTATGCTGAAAGCTGGTATCAAATCTACCAACTTACTTTCTTTTGATTTCTCAATCTCCAGAAAGAGTTTCTCAGCTAACTTTTGACTGCCTAATCTATCTTGTATATCAGATACAGTAAGTTCATAAAGTTCTGAATAGTCTTCGATTTGCAACTTACTAAGAGTTGCTGGTCCAAGTCCTTTTATCTTAAGAGTTGAAGCGAAGTGTTCGACTTTCTTATCCCACTGTGCAGAACAACTAATGTTCTCACAAAATAACTGGTCATTGCGGTAAACTAATATGCTATCGCAACAAGGACAGTTAGTTGGTGGTATAATCTGTTTCACTTAGCTTCTCTCTCCAAAATATAGATATATTATATCCAATTTTTAAGCTGGTGTCAAGAACTATTTTTCGTGTGGTAGATGAGTAAATTAAAACCAAAATTTAATTGTCCTCGCCTTCGTAAATATGAGTATCCTCAACCATGTTACGATTCCTCCACTGAAAGCATAATGCTTCCCATTTCTTAACTAAAAAGTTTATCCAGTTTTTTATCATATATATCTCCAATAATTCTTTTTGCCATGAGCTTATGCCCTTCTTCTAAAGGATGGTCTTTCGGGCCGAATGGTACTTTCTCTCGTTTACACATATCATAAAATGCTTCTTCTTTGAGAAAAGGTAATTCATTAAGATAGTCTTGTT